GATCTCCAGCCCTACGTAGCAATTCAGAATCTAAGTCTCTTCACTGTTCTAACCTGCACTGATGCAACTATTGAAGCCTTCAGCTTCATTCAGGTGTTCGCAGTCGTCAGGGAATCGACGGTCCGGCCATCAACCCAGGTGCACACCAATGTGGTGAGAGGTAGAATGGCACTTTATTGTTAGCAACTACAAGCTTAAGTACATTCGTGGGTTACACAACTCCTTAGTGCACCAATCAGCATGCGCCACGATGAATGGTGCCATCCTGTTATCCAATCATACTCTGCCGCGTACATGATCCGATGAGGAATGACGCAAGGACAGACAGTTCTGTTAACGCCCATATGCCCTCAGGTCGCTCCTTCACCACCAATGGGATCATATAATACCTTATTTGGTGCATCAGGCGATTCCCTTATTTGGTAATATACATGTTAACCTACGATTAAGACTACATTTCCCCCTCCCTATGCAAAAGCATATCTGCCATACCTCGAGGGGACTTCCTAAGCGCGTTACAACCGAGACCCCGCTTTTCGCCTATACATGTTATAGTCCCCTCGGTCAAGCCTTGCCCCGTTACAGCCCGATTCGCAAGATTATTATAATTGAGCTCTAGACTGCTCCGCCGTGCATCTTCCTGTATTCAGTGAAAGTCTGGTCCTTGTGGAATGGGGTGGTAACAGACATCTTGTGGCCACACACTGGCGTGGAGGTTAGTGCAGGGTTGTCCAGGTTCAGATTCTCGTGATTGGACGATGTGTTTAAGAAGGAGTCTATTAACTGGAGTGTTTCTGCAAATTCTAAGAGATTCTTAACATTATCCAGGATGTTGCTCTGGTGAACAATCATGCACCGTGCGGGGGACGCACTTTCCTCAGGTAAGCAACCATGATCCACTGGTGGAGATGGAGTACAGTGGTGATGTTCCCCCAAACAGGAAACAGGCGCATTGTCACCACTGGTCCTGGTATTGTCAGCAACCGTGGTGCTGTGCCAGCCGGGGTAGTTTGCTGTGTGGTTCTGTGTTGGTAATGCCTGCTGCCCTTTCAGTTCATTCTCAGTCGACATAAGTAGCAACTCTAATTCCTTTATTCGTTTTTCTTTCTCAGGGTCTTCATCAGTATAGTGTCTCTGAATAGCTGCAGCAGCTGGCTGAGGAACATTGATAATATTTATATGCAGTGCTACTGGATATGGGATCTGACCAGGGACATTTTGTGGCTCAGCAATGTGGTAGTAGGGGTAGTCACTGCCCAGAGGGGCCTGGCCGGCCCCCGGGAGCGGGCCTGCAGGTGGGTTGTGGGCAAAGGCCATCAGATGGCTGCTCTTCTGGAAGCCGGTGGTTGCCGAGGGCGGGCCGGCTTTGGAGGACTCCTGCGGGTAACCCTCCTGCTCGACCTTCCGGCGCATGGTGGAATTCCAGTGGTTCTTGACAGCGTTATCAGTCCGTCCAGGCAGCAACTTTGCAATTTCTGCCCATCTGTTTCCCAGTCTCTTGTGTGCCTGGTAAATAATTCTATCTTCCTCTTCTGTCCAGGAGGTTTTCTTCACTTCTGGATTCAGATGGTTGTGCCACCTCTCCCTGCACTGTTTTCCAATCCTTCCCTTCAAATGCTTAGCAATGTCCGACCAGCGCTTTGGACCGTATTTCTGCACGTGTTCTATTACCCTTTGATCCTCCTCTTTANTCCATGGACCTTTGTTAAGTTCTGGGTTTAATACTTTCTGCCACCGGTGCTGGCACTGAACATCTGTCCGATTCTAATGAAATATAAAACACACAAGTAGATTAATCTTTGAGAAAGATGAATGTAGAGTGATAATTCTCTTATCTATGTGCCTCCAGCCTGCAAAAAGAGGGCTCGCCTCATCTTTCTTAGTCACCTCATCCTTTTGGGCGATGTCCGGTTTAACTTTTCGGTACC